CGAAGAAAAGAAAACAGAGAAAAGCGAAAGACCTAAAAAGGGTGATTCTAACAAAGAAGCCGACATCATAAAAGGTGCGACTGAAAGGTTTGAAGAGTCACAAGATGGCTCTGACTTTAATCGCAACCGATATGAAGAGGATATAAGTTTTGGACGTTTAGGTGATCAATGGCCTAGAGATGTAAAACGTCAACGAGAGCTTGAATCTCGACCCTGCTTGACCATCAATAAAATTCCTCCATTTGTTCGCCAAGTTGTAAACGATGCCCGTCAGAATAAACCGGGAATCATTGTTTCACCTGTGGACAATGGGGCAGATAAAGCTACGGCAGAAGTTATTAATGGATTGGTTAGAGCTGTTCAAAGAAACTCAAACGCTGATATCGCTTTTGATACTGCCTTGGATCATGCGGTGTCAGGTGGCTTTGGTTTTTTCCGTATTGGCATTCATTACGCAAGTCCTGAGTCTTTTGACCTAGAGGCTAGAATCCACAGAATACCAAATCCATTATTAGTCCATTGGGATGTTAACTCTACTGAGTTTGATGCTTCTGATTGGAACTATGGTTTCGTAAGTGACTTCTTTACTAAGGACGAATTTGAGAGTCAATGGCCTGATCGAGAAGCAAGTAGCTTCCAAGGAGATGAACGAGGAACGGTAAACCATTTCTCAATTCATGAGGAACATATTCAGGTTGCAGAGTATTTTCTGCGAGAACCTGTAACTAGGAAATTGCTTGAGTTAGATAACGGGATGGTTATACGAGAATCATCTTTAACCGATGACGGTAGGATGCTGATGTTGGTGGAAGGTGTAAACATCAAAAGAGAAAGACTTGTCCAAACGCATAAAGTAATGAGAAGGGTTTTAAGTGGCAAGGATGTTCTGGAGGAAGATGAGTGGCCGGGCGAATCAATCCCGATCTGTCCTGTTTGGGGAGAAGAAATAATTTACGATGGACGTAGACATTTTAGGTCAATGATCCATGATGCAAAAGACTCACAGATGATGCTCAACTTTTGGCGTTCAGCTTCTACTGAATTGGTGGCACTCGCTCCGAAAGCTCCATTCATTGGGCCTAGAGGATTTATTCATCCTGATGACGCAGAGAAATGGGAATCTGCTAATACCAGAAGCCACGCCACTTTGGAATATGACCCGTCAGCAGGTGCGGCCCCGACAAGACAACCTTTTGCTGGTGTCCCATCGGGAGCGATTAACGAATCCATGATGGCAGCGGATGACATGAAAGCTATTATTGGGATTTATGATACTTCTCTTGGAGCTAGATCAAATGAAACCAGTGGAAAGGCTATCCTTGCTCGCCAGAAAGAGTCTGATGTATCTAACTTTCATTTTGTGGATAACTTGTCTAGGGCGATTCAATACGCTGGCAAGTGTTTGGTCGAGATTATACCTAGCGTTTATACGGCAAGAGATACGTTAAGGATTATAGGATCAGACCAGAAAGAAAAAGTGGTTCAGCTAGTAAACTCTAATGCTGCAAACCAACAAGATCTAAACCAAGTTAACGAAGAAAATGAAATAGAAGAAAAATTATATGATCTAAACACAGGGCGATATGATGTGACAGTGAAAGCAGGGCCAACATACGAATCCCAACGTGAAGAGACTAGAGAAACATTGATAGAGATAATGAGACAAGTACCGGGATCGGCAGAATTTATCGGTGATATTTTATTAGAACACATGGACTTTGAAGGTGCTGAGAAAGTTGCTGAAAGGATGAGGATGGCTACACAGCCACAACCTCAACAACCACAGCAACCCCCTCAACAACCGCAAGCTCCACAAATTGATCCAAATACGGGTCAACCAATACAACCACAGGGACAGCCATTGCCACCGCAGGGAATCCCCCAACAGTAAGGAATCAAATTATGAACGACTCAACAGCCGCAGACGGAATTGAGACAGAAACAGAAGAAAATACTGACGAATCACACACAGAAACCGTTGACGAAGACGTTGAGGATTCGCAAGAAGACCTTGATGAAAGCGAAGATGGCTATTCTGATGATGATGACGATTCAGATGAAGACGCTCCTGAAGTTAGAGAATACGACTTTGGTGGCAAGAAATTTAAAGTAAACAAGGAGGCGTTATCAGATGAGGAATCGGAACAATTCGAGTCTTTTGGCAAAGGGTTACAATCCGATTACACGAAGAAAACGCAAGAATTAGCAAGTCAGAGAAAGCAGATCGAGGCTAGAGAACAATCGGCTGAGAAACTTTTATCTCTGCAAGGTGATACCCTTGACATGTATTCACAAGGTTTAACTATTCGCCAAGAACTCGCCCAATTGAACGGAATTGACCTGAATCAGCTTTGGCAATCGAACCCTGATCAAGCCAGACAAGTTTCAGATGCAATCTCGCAAAAGACAAAGGAGTTTAACGCAACAGTCCAGCAGGTAAGTGCGAAGGAGGGCGAGATGGCCCAAACTAAGCAAGCGGATAAACAGGCAAGAGAAGCAGAGGGAGAGAAAACCCTGAATGCCAGAATTCCGCAATTTACCGAAAAAGTGGGTGATGTTATCGACTACTTCTGCAAAACTTTTGGGGCTGATAAAAAAGCAACAGAAGCGGGGTGGCGGTCTGATCCAGTAGTGACTGAACTAGCATACAAGGCGATGATGTTTGACAAGATGAAAGCAAACGTCAAAAAGGGTAGCAAAATAAGTCCAGCAACTGCAACAGAATCAAAACCTGTTAAGGGTAAAGGTGGCAGACATAAATCAAACACCCCCACAGATAAAGATTCGGCAAAGTCTTGGCTTGCAAAACGTAACGCTCAACTAAGAAAAAGAACGGGGTAGAACCCGTTTAATAATAATTATTTAAGGAAAATATATAATGGCAAATGCACTGATCACACCAACCGCAGTAACCCGTGAAGCCTTGCGGATTTTACATCAGAAATTATCATTCATTGGCTCAATTAATCGACAATACGATGACCGCTTTGCAAAGAGTGGTGCAAAGATTGGCGATAGTCTATCAATCAGATTACCTAATGAGTATGTAGTTCGTACTGGGGCAGCTTTATCGACTCAGGACACAACTGAAGCCACTGAAACGCTACAAGTTGCAACTCAGAAAGGTGTTGATCTTAGCTTTTTATCTTCTGATCTAACAACGGACTTAGATGATTTCTCTGACCGTATCCTAAAACCAGCTATGTCAGTGTTGGGTGCAGCTATTGAGAGCGATGCTCTTTCAATGTATAGAGATGTCTCAAAGGAAGTTTCTGACATTGGAGCAGCTTGCTCCATTACGGACGTTCTCAACTCTAGCAAAGAACTTACAGATGCTCTAGCGAGTGATGATCGAACTTTGCTCCTGAACACTCAAGCAAATGTTGATTTGGTTGATGCACTCAAGGGGTTGTTCAATGATCCTGCTAAGTTGTCTGATAACTACCGTAAAGGTATGGTTGCTAATAACTTCCTTGGCTATACGGACGTTTTTCAGAACACTCTGATGCCTATCCATACCACTGGGACTGATGATGGCACTGGTGACTACCTTGTCAATGGTGGGAGTGAGTCTGGCGCGTCTATTACAGTTGATACAGGCGCAGGAACATTAGTTAAAGGGGATATTATAGTTTTCGCTGGAGTTTATAGCGTCCACCCAGAGACTAAGGCCAGCACTGGTATCCTCAAGCAGTTTGCAGTTGCAGCTACAACTGGAACTTCAGCGACTACTATCACCATCACACCGTCCTTGACTGCAACAGGAGCCAAGGCAAATGTAACGAATGTCCCTGCTAATAATGCAGCAGTATCATGCCTTGAGTCTGATCGATCAACGGCAGTTGGGAACGCTGCTGATTACGGCATATCATTGGGATATGGTAAAAATGCTTTTGCATTTGCAACGGCTGATCTAATCATGCCTAAAGGCGTGGATTTCTCAGCCCGTGAAGTGATGGATGGCATCTCTATGAGAGTTGTTCGTCAGTACACAATTGCAGACGATAAATTTCCTTGTCGTTTAGATGTGCTTTATGGATATAAAACTATCCGTGAGCAAGAAGCAGTTCGTATTGGAAGTAACTAAGTCATGTTGGGGAGTGCTTGCAAAGGCTCCCCTCCATCTTAAACTGGAGATAATGGCAGAGCATGGCTAATTTTTTAAAGATAATTCAAAATGCGGCTGATGAAATCGGGCTTGCTCAACCAGCCACGGGTATTGGTAATGGTGCGGTTGAGACTTTGAAAATGATCCGATACGCTGACAAGGTTGGCAACGCATTAATGAAGTCTTTCCATTGGCAAATCCTCACAAAAGAAAAGACTTTTACTTCAGTCGCAAGCGAAACACAAACGTCAACAATACTGGAGGCAGATTTTGATCGTTTTATCCCTGAAACATTTTGGGACAGGACAGCCGCTTTTTTAATGACGGGTCCAACCACTCCTAAAGAATGGCAAAATCTCAAGGCCACAGATTACAACAATACAGGAAGTAGAAAGTTTAGATTGCGAGGAGATTCTATTTTAGTTATCCCAACACCTACGGCTGGGTTGGCTTACGCTTATGAGTATGTCTCAAATAAGTGGGTAGATATCGCAGCATCAGGAACTCCAAAAGTGGCATTCACTTTAGACACTGACATCCCATTGATTAATTCAGAACTTTTGACGTTGGGCATAATATACGAGTACCTTGATGGGGATGGTCTCCCTGCGGTATCGGCAGCAAAAACATATTTAGACATGTTTAAATTGCTTGCTAAAAACGATCAACCTTCATCTGGAACATTGTTAGCTGGGGATATTTTTGGTGGCAAACCAACAGGAGGGACAACCACGCTATGACCCTTGGTATCACGAGAACAAGACCTTCATCCGTATCTAAAACATTACCTGCTCCAACGGGGGGATGGGATACTAGGCACGCATTAGCATCCATGCCTTCAGATAATGCAGTGATCTTAGATAATTTTTTCCCTGAGACTGAACACGTTACGCTCCGTGGTGGTTCTATATCTTATGCAACGGGTATGAGTGGGAATGTTGAGACTCTAATGGAATATGCACCATTGACGGGAGTTAATGAATTATATGCTTGTAACAACGGAAGCATTTACGAGGTTACAGACTCAGGGTCGGTAGGGGCAGCGGTTGTTTCAAGTCGGTCAAATAACAGATTTCAACATACTCAAATTGGTACGGCTGGAGGACAATTTCTCTTTGCCTGTAATGGTGAAGACACTCCCCAAACGTATAACGGATCTGCATGGGCGAACTCTACGGTATCAGGCCCCACTATTGCAAATTTGATATGGTGTACTACTCACCAAGCAAGGATATTCTTTGGTGAAAAAAATAGTCTTTCTTTCTGGTATTTAAGCACCCGGACAATAAATGGGGCAGCGTTGGAATTTGCTCTTGATGGTATTTTTAAAAGGGGTGGTTATATCATGGCAATGGGAAGCTGGACAAGAGATGGAGGTTCTGGCCCCGATGATGTTGCTGTATTTTATTCAAGTGAGGGAGAGATTGCTGTCTACTCAGGGACTGACCCATCGAGTGCTAGTACATGGGCTTTGGTTGGTGTCTTCCAACATGGGAGGCCTGTCGGTAGGCGTTGCGTAACGAAGGTCGGAAGTTCGCTTGCTTTGATCTCAGAAAATGGGTTCCAAGACGTTTCAAGCATTCTTTCTGTGGATAGATCGTCTTCTGAGAATGTGGCTATATCTAAACAAATTAATGATGCTGTTAATAGCGCGGTTAAAAGCTATGGGGATTTATTCGGGTGGCAACCCATCGTGTTCCCTAAATCACAGATGTTAATATTTAACATCCCAATCAGTGCAACAGAAATGCACCAATATGTTTTTAATTCCTTAACTGGTGCGCCTTGTAGATTTAAAGGTCTAAATGCACTTTGTTGGGGAATGCGAGGTGATAAAATGTTTTTTGGTAAGACGGATGGGACAGTCCACGAATTTGATGGGGTTGATGCCAATGGGGATACATACCCTTCAGATGCTGGGACAGCGATTACTGGAGACGCAATGGCAGCCTTCAGTTACTTTGGTTCAAAAGGAAGTGAAAAGGCTTTTAAATTAGTCGAGCCCATTTTTATAAGTACAGGCAATCCAAACCCTGCTCTGGATTTAAACGTGGATTTTACTACTTACGCTCCTGTCGGACAGCCTCAACCTTTACCTAACAGTGCAGGACAATGGGGCGTTGCAAGATGGGGTGTCTCTCTTTGGGGAAAAGCAGATCAAGTTTTTAAAGGGTGGTTGGGTGTCCGTGGTCATGGGAGAGCAGCTTCCTTAAGAGTAAGGGTTACTACTTCTATCTCAAGACCTTCATGGGTTTCTACTAATTACACATTTGTTCGAGGTGGTCAAATTTGACTGATATCCAAAAATTGTTTCCTAGAGATATTAGGGATAGACCAGCGAAAGAAAAAATCAATGTGCTGATTGATTGTGTTGGTGGGGATATCCAAACACCAGCAGGGAGCTATGGAGTGTTAACGACAGATGGTGTCATTTTAATGGCAACAGGAACGGCCACATTGTTCACGGCTGTAGGGAACAAAGACCAGAGAATTATTGTCAAAAGATTGGCAGGTGCGACTATCACAATTGATGGGGCTGGATCTGAAACAATTGATGGAGCAACAACGAAAACACTAGGCACCCAGTATGATACTTTAACTATTATTTCTGATGGAGCTAACTGGCACATTATATGAGGAGCTCACCGACATTACTTTATGGAGAGTCTGAAGAGGTGTCTGATTGGGTGTCTCGACATATTCCAGAAGTTAATAATGGTTTTAAGGAAGCAACAGCAATAGGTGTTATCTCTCAAGGAAAGTTAATAGCAGGGGTTGTTTACAATGAATGGCAACCAGAGTATAAAACGATACAATTAAACATTGCAGCAACCAACCCAATGTGGGCAAGGAAAGAAGTGATTAGTGGCTTATTAGCCTATCCATTTTACCAAGTTGATGTTTTTAAGTGTTGGCTAACAATCCCATCAGATAACAAACGATCATTGAAAATGACAGATCATGTTGGATTCACTAAAGAAGGTGTTATGGCTCACCAATTTGGAAAGAAACGACACGCAGTTATAAAAAGGATGTTCAAACCAGATTATGAAAGAATGTGGAGAAATAAATAAATGATAACAACTTTAGACTTTAAGCAACTAGAAGGATTCTTTGCAAAATTGGATCAGAAGAAAGGTGGTGGTGGTTATTATTCTCCTCCCCCAGCCCCTGACCCAGTAGCTACGGCCCGAGCACAAGGTGCTGCTAATAAAGAAGCTGCTGTTGCCTCGCAAGAATTAAACATGATAAACCAAGTGAGTCCTTTCGGAAATTTAGACTACGACCAAACTGGGACTTCTGCTGCTGATACTCCACAATATACAGCTACCTCAACACTTAGCCCATCAGGACAAAGGCAACTTGATCTAACAAACCAAGCAGGGGAGAAATATGGGGAGACTGCAAACGCACAACTTAACCAAGTTTCAGGCCAGTTATCAGCCCCTGTTGACTTCAGTGGATTAGGCGCGGCCCCAGTAGCGGATTTAAGCACTCTTGGTCAAGCTCCCACAGCAAACTTTAATAACTTGGGTGCGGCCCCAGTAGCTAACGAACAGACAAGGCAAACAGTACGACAATCTATCCAAGACCGGGAACAACCTTATCAAGAAAGAAAACTCGATCAGTTACGAAGTCGGTTAGATACACAGGGGATTGCCCAAGGGTCAAAGGCTTATTCAGATGCTATGTTTGATTACAATAGAGGATTGAATGATTTTAACCTAGCGGCAGACAACCAAGCCTTAAACCAAATGTCTCAATTGTACGGACTCCAATCTGACCAAAGAGGGAGAGCTACTAACGAGATAGGTCAGCAATTTGATTTTAGCAATCAGGCAAGAGATAGAGGTTTAAGAGATATAGAAGCGCAATATAGATTAGACGCTAACGCAAGAGATCGAGGTGTTAATGAGTTAGTCCAACAGAGGCAGATCCCACTCAATGAGTTGGCTGCCATGTTGTCTGGATCACAGGTTCAAGGTCCATCTTTCCTGAACACGCCACAACAATCGATGCAAGCAGGGGATATTCAGGGCGCGACTTACGCTAATTATAATGCTGCAAACAACGCCTACAACCAACAACGACAAGCAGACAGTGCTGGCAAGGGGTCTATGGGTAGCACTCTCGCATCTTTGGCTGGTACTGGGGCGCAGCTGTATATGTCAGATAGACGGGTCAAAGAAAACATCAGAAAGATTGGTCAACTCGCTAACGGTCTTTTTGTTTATATGTTTAATTACATTTGGGGTGGCCCTCAACAAATCGGGGTCATGTCGGATGAGGTTAGGAAGATCAAACCTCATGCAGTTATAGTTCATCCTAGTGGATATGATATGGTCAATTATGAAGAGGTACTCTCATGAGAGGAAGAGGAATAGGAAGTTATAGGTTAGGGGATAAATACGTTTCACCTGATAGGAAACTGTCTGAATTGTTAATGCAAGAAAGTGCTAGGAAAGGGCCAGCTTATCATTGGTCTGATACTTTGGGAAGGATAGCCCAAGGTCTAACTGGAGGTTATTTAGCAGGGCGAGATCGGAAAAACCAGAATGCAGCTAACGAAGCATTTACAAAAGTGGAAGCTGATTCATTCACGAGACAGCCTATGATAAGTGAAGAACAGGCTAGAGGGAGCAATCAGGTTGGTGCTATATTGGATCAATATAACGACCAGAACCTGATGGAAGGCCCGATGGTACAGGAAAATGTGAGAAGAATCGGTAAGCAACAAGACAGAATCACACAGGCAGAAGACCGTATAAAGGAGGCGAACAATCCCGGAACTGTTTATAATAACCCAGCAGATAGAGATAAGCGTATCGAATTTGAAAACAATAGTATCGCAAATGCAAATGACATGATTGATCAGTATGGGGATAGGTTCAATGACCAGATGGCAATTGGCAAAGGCGATAGAGACATTTTTGTTGATAAAGAGATTGCGCGTCAACGAGAGGCAAGCGAACAAAATGTATTAGACAAAAAAATGCCTCAACTGGATTACTCAATGCAAAACTTGCGAGGGCTGGAAAACAACCCATACGCACAAAGGTTATTGCAAGGCTTGATGATGAACCAAATGCAAACGGACGCAGCTTCACGTTTGGCTGGGACTGCTAGAGATCAGAAACTTGCTGATGCAACAAGAGATAGAGGCTATGCGGTTGAGGATCGGGATAAAAGGATAGGATCAACGGCTCCAAAAACGCAAGAAAAATTCTTGGCTAATGGGCTGGTTCAAAGACAGAACTATGTCGGAGGTGAGTGGGTTGATGATGGGGTCCCATTCGATAAAAACCTAAGATCAGTAGCGTCACAGGAACAGGCGGTAACTCGGGGGCGAGCATCAAAGTCTTTCTTTGATGCAGATGTGGAAAGGGAAAAAGCACAGATAAAGACTGAAGCTAGGGATGAAGCAACTAAATCCAAACCACTACCAACAGCGGCCCTAAAGATGCAAGAAGACCACATTGACGCAATTGGGACTGCTAAAGGGCTTGACGCTGACTTGGGAAAGTGGGACGAGATGATTACAAGTGGGAAACTTGATCTAGGTTTTTTTGCCAACCCTCTTAATGCAGCTAAAACCTATACAGGGTTTGGTGGAGATGAGCAAAGTAGAAATTATAGTTCTTTTAAGACTAGCCTTGAGAAAATGCGTAACGATTCTTTGCGTCTAAACAAGGGTATCCAGACAGAGGGCGATGCTCTGAGGATATGGAAAGAATTAATTGACGGTATCAGCGATGAGGATTATGTGTCTCAACGCCTCAAGGAATTGCAAGCCGTAAACAAGAGGGCTGTTATGATAAGAAAATTCCAGATCGACACGATCAGGAACAACTATGGCAAAGAGTCAATGGATGAGACTCCGACACCAACAGCGATACCGGGGACAAGTGGCGAAGAAAAGAATTTTGTTTATGTGAAAGGCAAAGGGGTGATTCCTGAGAAAAGAGGTCAGAAATGAAAACTGTTACAATGCAGGATGGGCGAAAGATTAAATTCCCAGACAATATGAGTCCACAGGAGATTGAGGCAGTATTGGACGAAGAAAGTGGAATATCGTCAGAGATTGTGCAACCTTCACCACCACAGAAACAACAACAATTGCAACAGCAACAACAACCAGATCAAGGAGAAGTTCCTTGGCAAGAAGATGTCAAAGGGTTTGTTCGTACTGCTGGGAGTGGTATGACTTTTGGTCAGACGGATAGATTAGCTGATTGGGCGCAAGAAAAAGAAAATGAGTGGCGAGAAAAGTTTGATATGTTGCCATCCCCTGATAGCAGAACAAGCAAACAAGTAAGAGATGAATTTAAAGACAGAAACCCGACAACGGCATTAATCACTTCAATCTTATCTGGGGTGGGGAACCCATTGTTGAGAGGTGCAGGGAACTTGGCAATGGCAGGGAAAAAGTTGCTCCCGAAAATAGGTAAAGGCTCTGTTGTAGGGGGAGCAGGTAGTGGGCTTCAAGTTGCTGGTGAGTCTGAAGGATCTCTATCAGAGCGATTACAAAAAGGAAAGGATGCAGCTATAATTGGGGCAGTTACTGGGGGAGCAATCCCCGGAGTTGTTTCTGGTGTTAATAAAGGGGCTAAATCAGTAAAGGATTTAGTTTTAGGATGGGGTGGTTCTAATACGCAAACATCCAACGCAGCAAGACAGATTTCAGAAGCACTTAAAAAAGAGGGGCTTACCCCGAAATCTGCATTGGAAAAAATGAAAAAAATAGGACCAAACGCAACTATCGCTGATCTTGGTGTGAATCCACAGAATTTATTCTATGCTCAAGCAGCTAGACCGGGTGGTGGTCAAAAGAAAGCCTTAGATTGGGTTAATGATCGTCACATCGGGACAAGGGATATTGATAATAACTTAATTGGTGGTAACACCAATAGGGTCTACCAAACACTTGAAGATATGCCATTTGGGACTGGATACCATGATAGATCATCGTTTGACAAAGCCCAAAAATTAGCAAGTGAATTGTATAAGAAAGCGAATGATGCCAATTTAGTGATAAAGAACGACACTGTTGACAAATTGTTGCGTAGACCGAACATGGATGAAGTTATGAAAAAAGCAGGTGATGGAATGCGTATGGAGGGGAAAAACGTCAGCCAGTATAGCAAAGAGGCAACAGAGGATTTTATAGAGGGTGGTGGCAAGGGGAAAATTGGAGAAGGACTCAAACTAGAATTTCTCAACGAAGTTAAGAAAGTATTATGGGATTTTGAGGAAGCTGCTAAAAATGCAACAACTGGGAAAAGTACACAACTTAGCAACGCATACAATTCTATTCGTAGGGAACTAACAGAAGCTCTTGATGAAGCAGACACCACTGGATTTTATAGGGAAGCAAGGAAGGTTGCAGGGGATAATATTGGCAACCAGAGGGCGTTGGACAAAGGTCTTAAATTTATGCGAGAGGGCATTGATTCAAAGGAGATGTCTGGGACTCTTGAAGTTATGACACCACATGAGTTGCATAATTTTAGAGTAGGTGCAGTTCAGGCTCTTAAAAAAACAGTCGAGAACTCATCCCCCACGGCTAATGCCACCCAACAATTGATGGGCAAGAAAAACATTGAAGATAGACTCAAACATATTTTTGGGGATAAAGATATATTCAAGAAATATATAGATGATCTTGTGAATGAAAATCAGATGTATAGTACATTTAAAAGAACTCAAGGCTCACAGACAGGTAGCAATACGGCAACTATAGATGAACTTTCTAAGCCTGTGAGCAAGGTTATGACAGGATATGAACAGTTAAAAAGAGGTAGCCCAGTGTCGTGGTTAGCTGGTGCGTTAAATATATTTGGTGGATTAAAAGATAAAACTCTGACCTCCCCCGGTACATCGAGGAAGTTATCAGAGTTATTAACAGGGCGAGATGTTAGCGCATTAGAAAAACACGTTATTGCTAAAGAGATGAGCAATGCAGGTCAAGGGAAACTAGCACAACGACTGCTATCTGGTGCATCCGTAGGGATTGGCTCAAATAACTCAGGGAGATAAATAAATGGCAAGAAATGGATCAGGTACATATTCAAGGACGCAATCAGATTATGCGTTTAATACAGTTATCCAAGAGACTCAGATCAATTCTGAGCTAAACGATATCGCAACGGAGATATCAGCTTCGCTTGAAGTCTCAGGGAAAAAGACTTGGACGGGGAATCAGAATGCTGGCTCGACTAAAATCACGGCTTTAGCTGTCGGAACCGTAAACACTGATTCTACAACATTGGGTCAATCGCAAAATAGTGGATCTCAATATGCTACTGGGTCAGGGACTAACACGATTGTGGCAACAATGGCTCCAGCCATAACGGCTTATGCGGCTGGGCAAACTTTTAGAATAAAGATGGCAGCCGGGGCAAATACTGGAGCAACGACTATCAACCTAAATAGCTTGGGCGCGAAGGCAATAACAAAGAAAGGGACTACAGCATTAGCGGCTGGGGATATTCCTGCTAGTACGATGTTTGAGATCGCTTATGACGGCACTCGATTCCAGTTGTTAAATGTTGGGACGGATGTTGGTATCACGGCAAGTTCTACTGATTCTTTAACCAATAAGACTTTTGATGCAAACGCTACAGGGAACAGCCTAAGTAATGTAGATGTAGCTGACCTTGCAGCAGGAACAGACGGGCAACTAATCACATGGGGTGCTGACGCAGCAGCGACAACGGTAGCGGCTGGAACGTCCGGGCATTTTCTTAAATCGCAAGGAGCAGGTTCAGTCCCAGTGTTCGCTGCGGTAGCTGCTTCTTTGGCTAATGTTGTAGAAGATACAAGCCCTCAGCTAGGTGGACAGCTTGATGTTAACGGTCAGGCAATTGGAGATGGTACATTAGAATTGTTAAAATTTACAGAAACAGGAAGTGCAGTTAACGAATTTACTATTGCTAATGCTGCAACTGGTGGAGGCCCAACTCTTTCAGCAACTGGGACGGATACAAATGTAGGAATTAATATTACACCAAAAGGAACGGGAGTTGTCACAATAACATCAACGATGAACCCATCAATTTCTAGCACGGGCAAAGCCTTAGTGTTGGGCTTCTAGGAGAATACTATGGCAAGCGAATTACTAAAAGTATCACATACCGCTGGAGTCACTAACAGCGAATCAGTATTGATTAACGGAGCGAGTGGTCACACTTATACTATTCTCTCAATTCTTATTTGTGAAACCGCAGGGGCGGCAGAGACATTTGACCTTTACATCGATAATGACGGGGGTGGAACGGATTTTGAGATCTATTCCGATCAAGCTCTCGCAGCTAATGCAACATTTGAGCATACAACTAAATTCGTCATTGAGGGAACTGACCATTTATGTATGGCAACTGCTAGTTCTGCTAATGTGGATGTGGTTGTTTCGTATCTTGACCAAACACTATAAGGATAAATTATGAGCGGATCAGTAGGTACTAATTCAAGTCGTAGATCAGGGTCTATAGGTACAGCAGCGTCAGGGCCTACAGTTTCATCAAGTGACCCAGCAATTGATACCAATGCAACATTAGGCACACAATGGGCTAATAGCACGAGTGGAGAATTTTACATTTTGACTGACGCTACGACGGATGAAAATATTTGGACTAATGTGGACGCAGCAGGTGATGATATAACCCCTCCTGCTTCAATGCGTGGTAGCAGAGGATTCTCAGCTTGCGGTCACAGCAAAGATTCAATCGATTACTGGGCCATTGCTACTCTTGGGAACGCAACAGATTTTGGAAACGCTGTAGCACATACCGACGGTAAAAAAGGAGTGACAAATATAACAAGAGCCGTGATGTGGAACAATAATAACACCAACGTAATTGAGTACATTACTTGCGGAACCACTGGGAATGCACTCGATTTTGGAGATGAAACAACAGGCACAGATCAAGGTAATGGGCCTGAGTGTGTGGGAAATGGAACAAGAGGAATTGCTATGGGCAGATCCGAAAGTGACATCGTAGATATCGATTACATCACTATTGCTTCTGCTGGGAACGCAACAGATTTTGGAGATAGAACACAAGCTGGAGGTAGGGGTGGACGAGGAGAAAATGAGACCAGAGGCGTTTGTATGGGTGGGGCAGGAACAAACGTAATTGACTACATAACGATGGCTACGACTGGAAATTCCACAGATTTTGGTGATAGGACAACTTCTAATTACAACGGTGGGGGCGTTGGGGGAGGTGGAAGAGCTATGAGTATTGGGGGCCATTCAGCTTTAACAACGATGGAGTTTGTAACGATAGCTACGACAGGTAATGCAACAGACTTTGGGGATTTGACCGTTGGGGCTAGAGGGTGTGACGCTTGTTCAAATGACACAAGAGGAGTTAGAGCTGGAGGGGTTACGAATCAGGTAACTCTGGATTACTGGGCGATGGTAACAGCAGCTAATGCCGTTGATTTCGGGGATCTCAACGATGGGAAACAATACACTGGATGTTTTAGCGGAGTACCTTTATGACAAGTAGTTTGGTTTTATCTGAATCGTTACTCAATGAATTGTTGCCAGAAACTACTATTCCACAAGAGGGGTTGCAGAAGATATGTGATCGTTTACCAGAATTAAATCGCGGTAAAAAAATTGTAGGAAGAAGAAACAGCCAAACTACCTCTACGCTACAGTCGTTAGCAATGATTGCCGATTCACCTTATCGGCAGATGAAGCAGTGTTTATCACAGATCGACGCTAAAAGAAATGCTTTAATCGAGGCACACTTTACGGCTAAGAAAAATAAAGCAAAGATTAAAGTCTGGATAGAGGAAAACACTGAACTGTCTCTAGTAGAAGCGGAAGAAGCTACTGTAGCAAATGAAGAGATGAAATCTAGTTGTGAAAATGCGATGAAAGAAATTGGGATGTTCCAAGATATGTATGAGCAAATTAGAACGGCTCATAATATACCAGTGGATTGGGATGAGGAAGATTATGAAAGACAAGAAATTGCCAATGCTTTAAGAATGGGGTTTCGCCAAGCCATACAAAACTTGATGTCCACAAATAGAATAGCGGTTTCAACCGTAGAATATTGGGAACAGTTTGGAGTACATCCAATGGTTGGTGAAAAGTTAACCAGAGAATATATGGCTTCAGTTGAAAAAGAACTCAAAGAAAATAAGCTGCCAAGTGTCAAATCAATGCACGATTTCCTAGAGAAGATGGTTGAAACTTTTAAAGAAGAACACAAACACTCGCTGACAAGAATAGGGGTTGATGCAATTGTAAATCATCAATACGCTTATAAGAAAAAAGGAGAACCATGTCAGGAATCGTAGGCGATAATACAGACGATGGATCTGGAGTAATCAACACTCCTGCTAGTGGAGCAACAGTAAGCTCTTCAGATCCAACAATCACAACTAACGCAGTCCTTGGGACACAGTGGGCAAACAGTGCCACAGGTGATTATTACGTCTGCACTGATGCAACTACGGATGCAAATGTTTGGACTAACGTAGATGAAGCACAGGACTCAATACAGCCTTGGACATACGGAGGAACATCTTATGGGTATTGTAGTGGGGGGTATGATGGGTCTGCTACAAATGAAATAGATAAATATAGCTATTCTTCAACTGGTAATGCGACTGACGTAGGCGATGTGTCAGTAACCCGTTATAATCTTGTGGGGTGTCATTCAGGGACTCACGGTTATTCTAGTGGGAATGAGCCAGCAGGTAATGTTATTGATCGATTCCCATTTGCGAGCGATACGAATGCCAGTGATGTCGGAGACTTGGCAGCTAACCACAGCGGTGCGAGTGGTACTTCATCAGAAACGAATGGATATGTTGCGGGAGGGAATGGCCCTATTGATGTTATTGATAAATTTAGTTTTGCGTCTGCTACACAAAACGGTGCGGATATCGGGAATTTAACTGTCGGACGTGCTTCCCCCGGACATTCATCATCACCTAATCACGGATATACGCATTGTGGCTCTACTGGGTCTGAGGTTGATGTTATTGATAAATTTGCCTTCGCAAGTGACGGAGACGCAGCGGACGTAGGGAACGCAGTCCGTGGTGGCGATATAGGATGTTCGGGTTCTAGTTCAAGCACACATGGATACATTGTTGGTGGTAACCATGCATACGAAATCGGCAAATATTCTCACAGTTCAGATGGAGATAGTACGGATATCGGCGATTTAACAGATGATCAGCATAAATACACAACGGGATCTTCATCAACAACTTATGGATATAGATCTGGTGGGGGAAACCCTCTTTCAAATGTGATTGATTACTTCCCATACGCAAGCGATACAAATGCCAGTGATGTAGGAGATTTGACTGTAGCCAGAAATTATGCTGCTGGCCAAAGTTTTTAAAAAAAGGAATTTATGACAGATTTGATTTTAAAAAGTTTCAACGGTGTAGCTCAACATAAGTCTTATGGCGGTAAGACGTTACAGCAGAATCTAGAATCCGCAGAGACAGCTATCGCTAAAGTTCAATATACAGAACGCATTTGGGATCGTAGTCGTTCACAGTACACACTCAAGTTCCTGACTTGTTCCAATGCTGATGGTTGGTTGAGGATGCGTCAAATCAGTGCAGAGATGAATCGTAAGAGGATGGCATTGTCTGAGGCTAAGTTCGGTTATATGAAGAAATTAACTGAAGCTAAGATCAAGCGTGATGACATGCTAGAGGAAGCTAATGAGAACAAGAAGTTGCTGTTAGAAATAGAAGCAGCAGAGTTTGAGTCACAAGCTGCGGAAACTTTAGTCAAGGTAGAAGGAGCGTTAAAGGAATGTGAAACGCTTGCACAAATGCACGATGCTCTTAAAGAAAAGTTAGGGAATATAACAGAAGAAGAATTTGAAAAAGCACAAGTCAAATCTCACATTAAGCGAGCCACGATGCAAGCTGTTAGAGATGTGAAAGAAAAAGGACGAATCGGAACTGGCAACGCTGAATATTTAGAACAATCTGGGCTGTGTACCAGTGCAATTCAAAAAGAAATCATGTCCTTTATTGAGCAAGAATCCAAATCAAACATAGGTGACACAAGTCTTTTGCATAAATTTCTTGATGCTATTGCAGACAAATATGAAGGGGCAGCAATACAACAGGCAGAGTGGTTAGGATTTGATCCACATGCAGATAAAAACTTTACTTACGAGCCATAATGTTCTTTGTATTCCCACAGGCTATTAAGCCTGAGATTTGTGATCAAATAGTTACAGATTGTAAACAGAATATTTTAAAAGAAGCATCGGTATTAAGTTATGACAGTAAAGGCAGAGATGATCCAGATATTAGAAAAACTGCTATTCATTTTATTGCTGACAAAGATAACAAGATTAACGAATTGGCGTGGCACTTTTTAAGAGAAGCAAACAAGGTGCAATTTCATTATGACCTTACATTTTTTCAAGCCATACAATTTGCGGAATATAAAGACGGGGGATTTTATGGGTGGCATCAAGATGCTAGTGGGATTGATCCAAATAACGAAACGAGAAAGCTGTCATTGACTCTAGTGTTATCAAACCCAAATACGTTTGAGGGTGGGGAGTTGCAGTTTTATTCTGGTGGCAGACCAATGGAAGACATGGGTGAGATTACAGGAGAACAAGTCCAACAAGACATTCAAGCACAGGGAAGCGTTATATGTTTTGATTCACGGGATTTTCATCGAGTTACCCCAGTAGTTAAAGGCGTGAGACACTCAATAGTATGTTGGACAGTTGGCCCTAATTTTAAATAACAGGAGCAAAGTATGACAATTATAGAATATAAACTACACCCAATACCACAGGGGGGAATGAAGATCCCTGACTTTGTTGATGATGGTGGATACTGGGGGAACCCAGATGATCATACATTGATTGGCACCGTGCCTGATGGTGTCGAATATTATGTACCAGACACAGTAACGACTTTCACATTAGCACAGTTACAAGCTCGACAAAGAGCGATTCATGCTAAGTATCCAATGAAAGTAGATTCAACAGAAGACGCAGATGATATGAATGACACTCAAGTGAATGCTGCTATAAAAGCATGGGTGGATGCTAGATGATCAGGATCGCTGTATACAGCGCGCTTATAATCGCAGCCTTATATTTTTTATATCAATAAGTGAAAAGAATCGTCCAGAAACATTTGTCTGGGTCTGACGAAGTAAAATGTGGGCATTGCAAACATAAGTACATAGAAAGAGAGGCACTGTATATGATCCATATATGTGATTCTTTTTATCCCGTTTGCCCGGCTTGTGGACTTAGTAAATATTGTGCTAAAAAAGATAAAAAATGTAGGGGATAAAATTGGAGAAACTGCTTGAAAATTTATGGGTCCTATTTATAGGGATCGGGTCATGGTGCTTAAACCGTATAACGGCAAAACTCGATATTCTCGAAGCTGAGAAGGCCGATGCTAAACAAACTAGAGAAGAACATTTAAGCCAATCTACATTGATCCATGAACTAGATCGGCGAGTCGATGAGAATCAATATACGAGCATCGGTAGAATTGAGCATAAACAAGATGTAAAAGATCTACACGCTAGAATTAATGACCTTGAACAAAGGAAGGCCCCACGGAACAAGGAGAAGACTTGATAAAAATTTTTATTTTAATAATTTTCTTGTCCGGGTGTGCAGATTTTTCATCTTTTGCGATAGGGGCGGCTGGCAGCTTAGTTGGGAGCATTATTACAAAAGAGCTCATTGACAAAGAAAAAGAATCGGAATGCAAGCAGTCAGAAGAAAAATTAAAAGCAGATACTAGAGGGAAAGATGGATAACAAGATAAGTGAAATGTTGGCTGGGACTTTGGCCGTTTTCGGGGCTTTTATTACGAAGCGAATTTTTAAAAATCAAGACGCTCTTAGTGATAGAGTGTCACGTTTGGAACAACTTATCCCAGACCTTGCAACGAAAGAAGATTTAGCCCCAATCCAGCGTAATGTGGAGATGATAGTTTCTCATTTAATAACCAAAGTAAAATAAAAAAGGAGTAAACAAATGCCAGCAGGAAAAGGAACCTATGGTACAAAAAGAGGAAGACCTCCTAAACCAAAAAAGAAAAAAAAGAAATGAGCTCGCCTCTGTAGGCTTGCAATTTTAGCTAAAATAAAGATTGATCTTTGACCCGAACTGTGTACACAAAAGTATGCAATAGGGTCTTTTTTTATTTGCAATAATAATTAAACTATGTATAGTGTGATTATAACGAATAGGGGTATTCAATGAAAACATCAAAAAAAACAATTAGATCAAGGGGTGGGGAGCGGATCGCATCTTCATTTGGATACCCCTCTAAAGCGTCCAATCTCTACCTTCTATTTGTGGACGCGCTTCTGCAAGGTGTGGGTTTTCCCTACCTCCTTCACACATTGAGCAGGAGTGCGTTCACTTTTTTGAGGACACAATCATGAAACGTCTAGATGATTTGAAGGATTTTAAAACAACATTGACAAAGATTGAATTTTTTTTAAATGGGACAGAATCAATCGAGATTATCGACCCAAACCAAAAACTTGCTGATTTTGGATGCAGCGTGGATCGAGCGATTGAGTGGGTTGAAAATGAAATTGTAGGGGAAGAAATCAAAGCAACGGTGGGCAAATGATTAAAGTTTTAGACGGGTCGAACATTTCAAAAGTATATGTTGTAGAGGCTGTCGAAATGAATGCGCTCGCAGGTGATATGTTGGGCTTTGTCTGGATTGTTATCGGGGTAATGATATGGGGAGCTTTAACAGGCTTATTGATTTTTCACTTAAAAAAAGAAGATTTAACGGAACGACAGTTTTACCAAATCGGCAATGATCAAGATTGGAACGAAGAGAAAAGCAAAAATCACGGGGAGTCCAAATCCGATAGAGGTCAAGTTTCTGTGAGAAACGATTCGGCACAGTAAATCGGGTGGTGAGGTCGTGCAGTGCAGAGGTTGGCCTTGCCCTTCCCAAAAATCAATTAAAAAGGAGATTCAAAATGGCTACAAAAGAAAAGGTTTTAAACATTCATCAAAGATTGAATGCAGTAATGTCTGACGTTAATTACATCAAAAAAGATAAAAAGATAGAGATCGGAAAAGGAAGCTACAGCGTTACAGGCCACGATGCAGTTACTAAGTTGATCCATCCATTATTAGTTGAGCATGGGATTAACCTCATCCCAAGTGTTGTTGAACTGGAGCAAGAGGGCAATCGGACAAGAGTACACATGAATTTCAGGTGGATCAACATAGATGACCCGAAAGATTTTTTTACAAATCAAATAGTAGCTTACGGTGTGGACAATCAAGACAAAGGCCCCGGAAAAGCAATATCTTACGCACAGCGGTTCATTACGTTAAAGACGCTTCATCTTGAAACTGGGGAGAGGGATGTTGAGGAGTTTGATGTTGATTTTGAAAAAGAGGAAAAAGAACCTACTCTTAGCCATGACCAACAGCAAGGGTTTGTCGCGCACGTTGCAGAAAACGGGATTGATATAGCAACAGCGATTGAGCTTCTAAAGTCGCACGGCTTTAAAAAAACAAAAGATATAACGGTGAACAAATTGGAAGAGCTCAAAAAAGAGATCATTTTGCTAAAAAAGGAGGATGCCGATGTTAGTTCATAAAAAAGAAATGTATGAAGCTAAAGCTAAGGTTAGGGATCGTGTGGTAGGCCAGAGTCTTGAGGTTAGAGCCCATAGTATTCAAGAAATCTGCAACAACTTTATAGTTGATGATGAAGTGAGCTATGCAGAAGCAGATCGAAAAGTAAGCGAGACTGCGGCCTTAGAAAAGGGAATTGCTGAATATTGGGCCGATCCTAAAATGACTGCGCATAAATCTTGGAAGTCAATTTGCAAAAAAGAAAGGGACATGTTAGAACCGATCCAATGGGGCAGTAAGCTACTTTCTCGAAAAATGTCGGAGTACAAACGAATTTTTGATGAGAAGGAGCGTAAAAAGTGGGATGAGGCTCAAGAGAAAGCAAGGAATGAAGCGCGACTTGAGGCGTTTAAATTAGCAGAGGAAGGTCTTGATCCTGTAGCAGTAGAAGCAATTACCGAAATGGCAGAGGAAGCGGTCCCAATGGCTCCTGCTGCGGAGCTACGAGGAAAAACTACCTTTGTTCAAAGCTACGAGGTGAGGATGATACCGGGCGAAGGTGGAAAAATCTCAAGAGACATTCTTGAACCAACAACCCCTGCTCAAATTAAAGCAATAGAAGCAAAAGTCAAAGCTCAAGCCAAACTTAATGGTGGAAAACAAGTTAAAGGTTTTGAGATAATTCCAATAGACACTGCAAGAAGGAGGACAATTTAATGGCCAACGATTTATTGAAAATATCAGGACTTTGGACAAACAAAGATAAGAATGGAAATGAATATTTCAGCGGAAGTTTTGGTTACGGAACGAAGATTTTAATCATGAAAAACACCTACAAAGAAAAAGAGAATGATCCAGATTATAACTTTTTTATTGCACCAAAAGCCGAAAAAACAGGGGCAAAGGAAAGTGGAACTAATGATGCAGATGTGCCATTCTAAAATAACAGGCCCCTCTGTATAGGGGGGCAAGTTTAATTCAATTTTAAAAAGGAGGAGGCCCAATTGAAATTCTTTGAAATAAAAAACTTTGCAAAATACCAGCCAAGACGGAACGGAAAGAACGCTCCTTGGATACGTTTGTACCACGGATGGAACCAAGATTCAGCTATCGGACAACTGCATGACAGCCATAAAGCACACTACATTGGACTACTTTCCATCGCACATACAGAGAACAATCGGATCCCTTACGATGCTAAATGGATCAAGATGCGAGGGTGTTTCGGCTCTCCTGTAAAATTAGAAGTCTTTATGGAATTGGGACTTATCGCATTTTTGGATGACAAAGTGCAACTTTATACAGAAACTTTTCCGTCAGGAGAAAAAGAAAGAAAAAAAGAAAAAAAGAAAAAAAGAAATATACAAGAGACGGGGTGTGTAATTGAAGCATCTTTTGAGGAAGATTGGAGTGCCTACCCCCGAAAGGATGGAATCAAGAGTAAGGCTCTTTCTTGCTATAAAAAAACAGTTGGTAATAATTTAGAAATTAATAGGCCCCTGTTCCAATCAAAGATGAAATCATATGTGAATAGTGTTGAAGACCCAAACTATTTAAAACATGGTGAGACTTTTTTTAGAAACTGGCAGGATTTGGAAGTTTCAAACAGATTACCCTTTAAGCAAAAAGAAACAGCAGGGTCCGCAAAGCGGAGACAAATAGAAAGCCTACTTGCCAAGGAAGAGGATTCACCTTTAAAAATAGTGGGAGAAGTATGACTGTTACTTATAAGGATTTTATCGAGCAAATTGCTACCCTGTACGCTTTTGGGATGGAACAACGTGATGAATGGGAACTTAAAATGTGGCACAGGGCTATCTCAGGCAAGGACACCACTCAAAAACAACTTAGTGACGCAGTTTTAACAATGACTCAAACGGTCAGCAAATTTTGGCCCACTGATAATGTACCCAGCATGATTTTAAATCTTGTTGAAGAAAAGAAAGAGGCTGATAACATTCTAGCTTGTCGGAACCGATTGCAACTTGAAGAGGCTAATTATGTGGATGAATGCAAACACCTAAAAGAGTCATTTGGGGGGACTGAGGAAGAGGCTGAAGAAAACAAAGCTAAGATCAAGGCGATGCTACGGGGGGTGTTTAGATGAAAGAAAAACAGAACAGTTTTGGGTTTAATGTAGAATCGAAGCTGTATGCAGATGACACCCCTTTATTTGATGGGGTGCATTATGATGAGGGAAAAGATAAAGAACGGCTCACAAGGCAAATGGAGGGCGTGTACGACTGTATAAGCTCTGGGGAGTGGAAGACCGTTGCAGAAATAAGTTTGTCAACTGGATTTCAGCAACCCAGTATCTCCGCGCAGCTCAGAAATTTAAGAAAAGAGAAGTTTGGGGGGCTGGATGTAGAAGGACGCTATCGGGCTGAGACAAGAATCTTTGAATACAAACTTAACAGATAGGGGTCCGATGTGAGCGAACACACAGAACAAGTTGCATTGATAAATTGGTGCAAGATAATGGAATGCAGCCATCCGCAGTTAGGACTTATTTTTTCGATTCCGAATGGGGGAAATAGGCATATTGTTACAGCAAGGAAACTTAGGGCCGAAGGGGTGAAATCTGGAGTGCCTGATCTTTTTTTACCTATCCCTCGAAATGGCAAGCACGGGTTGTTTATTGAAATGAAATTTGGGAAAAACAAAGCCAGTGAAAATCAGCAGAAATGGCTAATGGCATTGGATGCAGAAAATTATCAAACGTCAGTATGTTACGGTTTTGATGAGGGAAGGGGGACAATTATTAAATATTTAGGGCTTGAAACAGAATGAAGGTTCTTGACTTATTTTCTGGCATAGGAGGTTTTAGCCTTGGACTAGAACGCACAGGTATGGAAACGGTTGCCTTCTGTGAGTTTGACAAAAAGGCTCAGCTGGTACTTAAAAAACATTGGCCTGATGTGCCAATCTATAATGATGTGAGGGAATTGACTTATGACAAACTCAAAGAAGACGGGATTATTTCCGACACCGAGCTCATCAATGGCAGGAGAGGGCCCGTTGTTGAGCCGACTAGAAACGAAGGATGGGGAAAAAGCGAGGCCGGGAGAAAGAGCCTACAATCCGAATACAGGGAAACACGTTCAAATGACATTGAACAGGTCTGTAAAAATGGACTACCAAGTAGAGGAGAAAAACAAGCATCCACAGTTGACCTTATTTGCGGAGGATTCCCATGCCAACCTTTCAGTGTTGCCGGGCAGCAAAGAGGCGAGGAAGATGACCGTCATCTCTGGCCAGAATATTTCAGGCTTGTACAAGAAATCAGGCCACGTTGGGTGTTGTGTGAAAATGTTACTGGGCTCATCAATCTGGGGCTCGACCAAGTGCTTTCTGACTTGGCGAGTGAAATTTACTCCTGCCAAACGCTTATTATTCCAGCTTGTGCCGTCAACGCCCCGCATCGAAGAGACAGGGTCTGGGTTGTGGCGAACTCCAGACACAGGGCAGGGTGGGACGGTGAGCGAGGAATCTCTGGAGGGGATGGCGCAAGGAGATTTCAAAAGGGAATCAGGATGCCAGAAACAGTTGAGGTTGCAGGATCAAGTAAGGCACCAAAAGTTGTGGCCAACACCGCTGGAAAGGGATGGGAAAGGCGGTTACATAGGGGGCAGAATCCGCAACGGGAAAGTCAGCAGGGACTCTCTGGATGTGGCAGTACAGTACGAATCAAACAAGAACAAAACTGGTGGGCAGTTGAACCCGATGTGGGTCGAGTGGCTCATGGGAT